TGAATTGGCTAAGAATAAAAAAGAAAGAATGGATGTAATATCCAAAAACTTATCAAGTACTCTAGTAAAGATTCTTGAATTAACCTTCCATCCACAAATTGAGTGGAATGTTAAAGAGTTGCCGGAAAATTATAAGATTCCAACCGATATGTTACCTGGAATTACTTACGACAATCTCAATTCACAATTGCGTAGATTGTATATGTTCCGTAAAGGTGATCCAACAGCCGAAAAATTAACTGACGAAAGAAGCAACACATTGTTGTTACAAATTCTTGAATCAATAGAACCTCGTGAAGCTGAAGTTATATTGGGTATCTTCCAAAAAGATTTGGGAGTAAAGGGTCTTGATTATAAATTTGTTAAAGAGGCTTTCCCAAATCTAATTCCATGATAAAAGAAAAGATAATTGTAACGTCCGGTGATTTTGATCCAATTACGTTACGAGAATTAAATTTTTTACAGAAGTGTAAATCTAAAGGCAACTGGCTGGCAGTAGGTTTACACTCCGATATGTTATTGAGTTTGAAAAACGGTTTTGTTGATGAAACTTTATATAACCGAATGGAATTAATTTCCAATCTCAAATGTGTAGATGAGGTTTTTCAATTTAATGATGGTGATGGAACCGTATGTAATCTATTAAAGCTTGTAAAGTACTGTTATCCTCTAGCAGACATTACTTATATTTCGGAGTATGATATGCACAACACACCCGAAACTAAAATTAGAGGTATAAATTTTGAAGTTATTAAATAGGAGATAATAAAGTGCCAAAAGATGTTGCGAAGTTTCGTAAAAACCGAGACTACAACGATGATTTCAGTTTCGAAAAGAGAAAAAAACCACGTAGTAGTAGTCACAACCCAAATAAGCGGGTAATGAATTATGACTACGAGGATGTTTACCAAGACAATAGACAAAGTAAACGGAAATCCAAGAATTTTAGTTACTAGTTTGTTGTAAAAAAACAACAGTGTGTTTGACATTCCATCAGAATTGTAGTATAATAACTATAATTCTTTCGGATGTACTATATGATGATTTACACACAAGTTAAAAAAACTAAGCCCAAGTTGAAACCTCGTGCCGTGCGTGAGCAATACGACCAATGGCTTAAATCCCATCAAAATGCGAAGCCCATCAAAGCGGTAAAGACTGACTGGTTGAAGGATTATAGTAAATCCTTGTCGGTTCCTGTTGGCCGCATCACAAAACACGCTCCTTCCCTAGATACTGGACCTGGAAACGCAGCATTGGCTGCACCGAAGGTCTATACAGGCACAAAAGTGTTAGGAATTGCCACAATGCACAAATCAAACGCTGTTCCTGTCTTTAACAGTGAAGAAGCTGTGGAAATTTCAAAGATGAGGCGCTAAAATGAAGAAAAAAACAAGTTTTGTTGTAAAATTGCAACGTCCTGTGTGTCGTACACCAATTAAGCCTGTACAAAAGCACAATAATGTAGTAAAATACAACCGTAAGAGTGATAAAAAAGTCATTTTGTCACAAATCAACTCTTTAGGAAAATAAAATGTCAGAAACCAACGAAAAACAAGAAGAACAGGAAACGTGGCAACCTTTAGATGATGTTGTACGTAAGTGGATCGTCATGTCGCAGTGGGAAAAAGACCAAAATTGGTATAAAGAGATGAAAGAAAATTATGAGTAAGAGTTATACGCAGGAAGAAATCTTCCAGGTCATTCCAGGTGATGAAGAAAATATTATGTTGACTATTCCACCTGAAATCTGCGAAGAACTTGGATGGAAAGAAGATGATGTATTAATTGTTACCGCTGAAGATGGTAAAATAACACTGAAAAAGAAATAATTATGAGTTTGATTGATTACAAATCGTTATTGGCCAAATTGATGGCCACAGAAAACCTTACCGTAGAACAACGCAAAGTTCCAACAGCATCATTCGATGTACGTAATCGTATCTTGACGGTTCCGGTTTTAGATAATGATATATCACCTCAACTATATGACCTGTTTATGGGTCACGAAGTCGGCCATGCTTTGTACACACCATTCGAAGGAATGTCAAAGGCTATCGAACTGAAAAAGAATATGTCCGTTTTGAATGTGGTTGAAGATTCCCGCATTGAACGAAAAATCAAATACAAATATCCAGGCCTAAGAAACTCATTTATCAAAGCATATCAAGAATTGTTAGACAAAGATTTCTTTGGTGTAATAGATAAGGATGTTAATGAACTTAATTTTATTGACCGATTGAACCTTTATTGCAAAGGTGGTGTTACCTTAGGTATTCAATTCACTGATTTTGAACGTGATCTGTTAAATGATGTAGAAACAACCGAAACATATGATGATGTTATCGAAGTTGCTGACCGCATCGTTGAATACATGAAAATGAAGAATGAAGAAATCAAAGAAAATAAATTAAAATTCGAAGGCTTTGAGGAAGGTGATGAACAAGGTACCGGTGAATACGAAGAAGTTGATATTGAAACTGGTTCTGTCGAAAGTAATTCTGATGATGAAAAAGAAGAAAAAACAAGATTGACAGGAAAAGCCGAAGAAGAAGAAATTCGTTCTTTCACCGATGATGCATATCGTGAGAATGAAAGTAGACTTTTCGATACAGGAAAAACAGAATACAATTATGTCAATATTCCAAAAGTTGATGTAAGCCAAGTCATTTTTGAATATAAGGATGTTTGGAAGAGATATGTTGAGGAAGAACACACCGTTAATCGCAAAGAATTTAACAAGTTTCGGCAAGAATCCAATAAAGTAGTTTCTTATCTTGTTAAAGAATTTGAGATGCGTAAAAACGCTGACCAAATGAAACGTTCTTCTACTGCAAAAACTGGTGACCTGGACATGAATAAGATTTTCTCTTATCAGTTCAACGAAGATATCTTCAAGAAGACCATGGTTGTTCCTGGTGGCAAATCGCACGGCCTAGTATTATTTCTAGATTGGTCTGGTTCTATGTCATCACACATTGGCAATACAGTAAAACAATTATTCAATCTGGTTATGTTCTGTAAGAAGGTTAATATTCCTTTTGAAGTTTATGCTTTTGTGGAAGAAACTGAACCAGAAAAAATGTATAACAGTGCCGTATCTGGAGTGAAAAACGGTGACATAGTATTACATTCATTTGGTCTCGTTAACTTATTGTCCAGTAAAATGTCGGCTTCTGAAATGTTAACTGCTGGTGGTGCTCTGTTCCACATGGCTGGTTTAGGTACAAGTCGTAATTATCAAGCAGGACCTTGGTGGTTGCGTATGACGGGAACTCCTCTCAATGAAGCAATCATATGTGCCATGGAGATTGTTCCTGCATTTCAAAAAAAGAACAAATTACAAATTGTGAATACAGTTTTCTTAACTGATGGTGAAGGTCGACAACTTTCCATGATTCGTGATGATAACGATTCCCGTGGTTATTCTGCCATCAATACGAATTCCTCTAGTAGGAGAGTTTCGCATGTAGTGATGCGTGATCCAAAAACAAAGAATCAAGAAAAGTACGAAACAACTTATGGTGGTAGATTTGACCAAACCAACGGACTAATTCGTTTGTTGAGAAAGCGTACAAACTCACACGTTGTTGGATTCTATGTTGCTACTACTAAAGATTTGACCTCAGCACTGAATGTTATTTGTCCAGAAACTTCCATGACATGGAGAGAAAACTTCAAAGAATCATTCAAAAAGAATAAATTCGGAGTCATTGATACGACTGGCTTTGATGAGTACTATATGTTGAGGTCAAATGGTATGGACACCGAAGATACCAATGAAATGGATGTGAACGAGAATTCAACCACCAGAAAATTGGTTTCTGAATTCTCTAAGTACACCAACAGCCGTGTTAACAATCGAGTGATTCTTAATCGGTTCATTAAACTAATTGCATAAAAAAAAGGAAATTGATATGAACGTATATTCAGAATTTGCCAGTGGAGATAGGAAGGCGGTAATCAGTAAAGAATCACCACATCATTGGGATGCGAGGTTTCAAAAATGGGAAGTAACCTTGTACATTGGTGAGATGATCTTTACCAAAACTTTGGCATCCACCGAAGGCGAGGCCATTTTTATAGCTGAGAATTTTATTGGACCTGGTTTTGGTGCAACTCTATTGAATGAAAACAATGGATAATACGGTCAAGGAAATCCTCTGCATCACACAAGAAGAATGTGCAGAGGTTTCTCAAGCAATCTCAAAAGTCTTCCGGTTCGGTATGGCAAGTTGCCATCCTGTTACCAATGTTAACAATAAACAACACTTGGAAGATGAGATTGGTGACCTTCTCGCAATGGTTGACATTATGATAGAAAAGTGTATAATCTCAGATACGAACGTCAACGCAGCTAAAATTGCGAAGAAAGAAAAACTTAAACTTTGGTCCAGTATTTACAACGAGGAATAAAAAAAATGGAATACGATATTCAACAATATGTAATGTTAGTTACTAAAATTCTAGATAACCGATTAATCGATGCAGAGAAGTTTGATAACGGAGAAAACATTTCGTCCTTATCAGAAGTAAAAATTATTTTCGAAAACTACGGAGTCAGTCAAAACGAATCTGGAGAATATGTTGAGGACAAGAATTTAGAAAACTATGTACTATTTGTACACAAGGATTCAGTGAAACGAAACTTCCAATTCCCTGAACATGATCTGAAAGAAATCAACTCACAGAGAATCATACAACATCGTGACAATGAGATTTTAATTGAGACTTGGAGAAACGTTGAAACTGGCCGTTGGTCTATCGCACCGTTGTCCGATTCAATAAAAGATGCAAACATAATGTCTGAAACAGATGTTATGACCACTCTACAAAGACTATACGACAAGTATTATTCGTAATGACAGAAACCGAACTACAAGAAAAATACAATAGAATGGTAGAAATTTTTGGTAACAAACTACCTGACCCCGAACAAGAACCAATCAGATTCGCCTATTACGTAAAACTATTCAAGTATTACTTTGAACCAACTCAATGACCTTCTGACTTTTCCAGCGCTTCCGAGAGGGGCGCTTCCGGACATATTATGGCAATAAAAACACACATACCAAACCAAGTTTTCGAAAACGTTTCAAAGCAACCTGATCCGATGCTAAGGCCAAGTGGTAAGACCCCGTGGCAGGATTATATCGATGAGGCTAACAAAGTGGCTAGTCTACTTGGTGTTCGAAGTGTCAACACAACCCAAAGTGTTTCATCTAATCCTCCCGCACAATGGTCTATAGGTACCGGTACTGCTATCGGCAAACACACATTAAACACTGTGGGTTCTGGTGGTGCTAGCGCAACAAACTCACCTAATCCAGACCTGTATGTGTACATAGTTGCAGGTAACTTCAAAGAGTACACTGAGTATGTAGATCGTAAACACTATGAATTCATGAGAGGTGATCCGTACGCAGACGCAGGCACACTGGTATCACCTTACTTTTATATCAATGTGTCTCATGTAGATAAACTGAGAGGACTGAATAAAATTCAAGGATTCTTTATTGGATCGTATGAACAACGAGC